TAGACGAAACCGAAGAAATCGCCAATATCGTCAGAAGTGAAAGCTGTACCTTTGTAGTACCAGGGATTTTCATAATCTCCTTCCATTTCATAATCTTAATTTTCTTTATTTAGATTATGTATAAAATCCTTATGACTCATACTATTACACTTATAATTAGTATCTTCCCAATTAAATAATTTTATATGTTGAATATGTTTATATTCTTCCCATACCTTTTGATAATCAAACCATTTTAAACCATATAATATTGGAATATAATTTACTGCAGTAAACATACCCCACTTACATATTACATCATCAGATTGTGGAAATCGTATTTTCCATTTATTTAATAAATTTTGAAGCGATGGTGTTAATTTAAGATTATTTTTAACGTCTCTCCAGAATGGAGTATCATCTTTTTTTGTAAGATAATGTGCCTGAACATAATCAAATATATTATCAAAAATATCATTAACCATCTGATTACATTCATCAACGCTATTTGAAGGATAGGTATGAATAAAAGCAAACATCTGCTGAACTACGCTACCTATAGCAGTTGCTTCTAATGGTTCAACAAAACTTTGAGATAAACCAACTGCATAACAATTTTTATACCATGCCCTCTCTAATCTACCAGGATTAAATTTAAAACTTTTACTAACATCGATTTCATGACCATAAGATTTTTCCATCTCTTCATGTGCTTGAGTTTCATTAATAAATTTTTCAGAAAACACATATCCATTACCAGTTCTACCTTGAGTTGGAATTTGCCAACTCCATCCATAATCTCTAGCAGTTGATTTTGTATACATGTTATACTCATCCATCTCCCCAGTAGAGAATGCAATTGCAGAATCAAGAGGTAAATAATCAGAGTAAGATTTCCACTTAACACCTAGAGTTTTCTCTAATAATAATCTTGAAAACCCAGAACAATCAATAAAGAAATCTGCATTATATTTTCTAGATCCATTAACTGATAATATATTACCATTGAAATCAATATCAAAACAATCAATATCATCTTGAACTATTTCAATTCCTTCCAATAAACATCTTTCCTTTAAAAATTCATTTAAAGCATAACTATCAAAATGAAATTGTCTTGTTGGTGTATGATCTCTATCGTTAAAAAATAAAAGAGGTACTTGATTATCCCAAGAACCTTTATAATTCATTTCATAATTTGGTCTATTATTAGCAACAACTTGATGTAAATATGGAAAAAAACTTCCTAAAGTTGTAGATACATTATGAGAATTTATACTATGCAAAAAATTTTCTTCCGACCAATTATCAAAATAAACTCCAACTTTGAATGTAGATTTTGCTTTTAAAATAAAATCTATCTTATCAATACCACAAAACTCACAAAAATCGGAAATATGTTCGGAAGAACTTTCACCAACACCAGCAATATTAATATTTTTAGATTCAATTATTTTTATATTCTTATTAGGAAAAGCTGTTTTTAACATTAATGCAGATATACAACCAGCATTTCCTCCACCTATTATTACAAAATTATTCATCACAATATAGTATTACAAGGTATATAGAAGATAAATATCTAAGATCATTATAACCTAAAGATGTCTGTAGTATATGTAAATAACATAACAGTTAATATAGGAGAAGATTTTGATCAAGATTTTGATCTTCTTGAAAGTGGCGGTGCTACAATAGATTTAACAAATTATAAAGCAAGATGTCAACTAAGAAAACATGTAGATAGTTCATCTTATATTAGTTTTAATGTAGGATTTCCTGATAGAAAGAATGGAAAAATTAATCTTCATATACCAGGATGGGCTACATCAAACTTGAAATCGGGAAGACATGTATATGATGTTCTTGTCCATAAACCAAATGGGGACACAGAAGTTGTATTAGAAGGATCTGCTAATGTGCGAGCAGGAATATCTACCTCTTGTACATTTTCAAAACCAAATAGTGATCAAAGAACTTGTATTGCAATAGCATCTTGGTCAAATCAATCCTTTGATACTATGGAATCCCAATGGACAACATTTAGAAATACATATCCAAATAGACCATTCTATCTCATATATCCACACGCAAATGGATTTGGAACATTAGCAGATAATACTTATTATAATAATACAAGAACTCCTGATAATTTCTTAAACGAAACTACAGTAAATGTTAAACCACTAATATAAAATGAATACATCAATTACAGAATCTTCAACTGTTGTAAATGAAGGTGGTACAGTTACATTTACCATAACCTCACCTGCTACATCACTTAACAAATATCTCTACTGGACAACAGAACAAGAAGGTCTATCTGGAAATATTACAGCATCCGACTTTAGTGATTCTCTACTACAAGGAAATGTCTATATCTATTCGACATCTCAAAATTTAACAAGAACTATTACTCGTGATAGAGCAACTGAGGGAACAGAAAGATTTAAACTTGTAATAAGAGAAGGTGGATTTACTGGAGTTGCATTAACAACATCTAATATAATAACAACAAATGATACTTCTACTATTGTAGGACAAGATTCAAATGGATTAACATTTGGTCCTATAATTGTTAATGCTGATAGTGGTCAAACTACAAACACATCAGATTATTATACTATTTGCGAATTGAATAGGATTCCAGATGGATCACAAGTTGCAATATACAGAAATGATTATGCTGCTCAAGCATCCTATGATGAACTAATTACAAGATTAACTGAAAGAAATATAACAGTTATAACTGTTACTGGTAATGATTGGATTAATGCATTTACCAAAGATTTATCATAAATATTTTAAAATAGGAATTAGTAATGGCAGCAGTATTTGTAGCTAGTATCGGAATATATGCTGGAACCGATTTTGCACAAACCTTTGTATTAGAAGATAGTCAGTCAAATACTTTAATGGATTTAACTGGATATACAGGATGTGCCGAACTAAAAAAATACGAATCATCAAATAAAGTTGCAGCATTTAATGTAGCAGTAGCGAATGATCCAACAACAGGAAGAATATCAATATCTATGACAGATACTGTTACTGCAACAATAAAGCCAGGAAGATATCTCTACGATATATTGATTAGTAATGCAAAAGGTAAAACAACTAGAGTTGTAGAAGGATCAGTAATGGTTAAGAAACCAGTAACTAGATAATAAAAAAGGGGGTCGTTAGACCCCCATAATCTTATTTGTTATTAACAATATCTTGAATCGTTTTAGAATCCATTTCAAGCATTACATAGTTTGCTTCTTCAACTGTCGCTACTTGATTTGTTTCTAGTAGATAGTCAAGAACTATATCATAAGCATCATAAGATTCCATATTAGGATCTACTTTTTGAACTGTAGTATTTCTACTTTTAAGTTTACCTGCTGCCCTATCCCTTTTGAACTTAGCATGTCTAGCAGCAGCTTGTGCTCTCATATCCGATGACATACCTGATTTTGCTGCAGGACTCGTTGTATCAGCTTTTGCAACAGCTTTTTCTTTGCTGGTAGGTTGCCCTTTAGATTGTGCTACCTTATCCTTTATTGTACTTACAGTTTTCCTAATACCACCTCTGATAATGTTAAGTCCCAGTGCTTCATCTACTGTTTCACCTGAATGTTGAACAGATTCCATATTAGGATCTACTTTTTGAATTGTAGTATTTTTACTTTTAAGTTTACCTGCTGCTCTATCCCTCTTAAACTTAGCATGTTTAGCAGCAGCTCTTGCTCTTAGATCTGCAGACATACCACCTTTTGCTGCAGGACTCGTTGTATCAGCTTTTGCGGCAGCTTTTTCTTTGCTGGTAGGTTGTCCTTTAGATTGTGCTACTTTATCCTTTACTGCAGTTACAGCTTTTCTAATACCACCTCTGATCATGTTAAGTCCCAGTGCTTCATCTACTGTTTCATCTGAATGTTGAACAGAATCCATCATATCCATTACTGAAGTAACTTTCTTACTCTTCTTTCTATCCTTTGCAGCATTAGAATTTGGGAAATCTTTTACAAAGTCATCCATACTATAATTACTTCCTGACTTCTTAGCAGCTTGGAAAGCAGCATTCTTACTTCTTAACTTATCAATCTTATCACTACCAAATGTTTCTTTATTTCTAGCAATCATATTTGCTTTAGCAGAACCTTTCTTAACTGCTTTTGCTTTTGGTAACTCTTTACCACTAGCAGTTGAAGGTTTTTTAGGAGATGAAGACGAAGATGTAACAGATTTTACAAGATCCTTACCTGCATCAGTATTAGCAGCTTTTATAGCATCACCAAATGAAAGATTCTTAGAAGGTGCTTTAGTTATAACTTCATCTCTTCTAAGTTTTGGAGGTGTTCTACCTTTATTTCCTTGTCCTCCTGTTGATCCTGTTGAATTCTTTTCCAACTTATCTAATTCTGCTGTTTCCTTATCGACTTTATTTTTTAAATCATTATATTGCTTATTACCATCTTTCATAGCATTATTAACTATTGTACCACCTACAATACCAGTTCCAACAGCAATTCTTTTATTGGTAAGTGACATATTTTGTGCCTTGTTTCCAAGATTCTTCGCACCAGAAACAACTTTATTCTTTATCTTACCACTTGTTTTACTAACATTAGTAGCAAGATCCTTTGACTTATTCTTAATAGTTGATAAAACACCAGATGTATTACGATCAATAGGAGGCATACCATTTCTAGTTCTTATATTATCCTTAATGGCATTCATCTTACTAGTTTGATTACCACTTACCGTCTTAAGTGCATCTTTTGATTTACCAGTTATTTTATTTACAAGATTCTTTGCACCTGTTGTTAAAGATTTTCTATCCTTTATACCCTGCTTTGATGCAAATTTAGCAACTTTACCAATAACCTTACCAGCACCTTGTATTAATCTTCCAATACGCTCTTCTAAATACTCTTCTTTAAGTACAATACCTTCAGGAATACTTATATACTTTTCTATTATAGCAAGTTCATCCTCAGTATTCAGATAACAAGTAATAGCTCCATCAGAATAACCTTCATTAATTAACTGTATTACAACAGTATTAACAATTTCTTCTGCAAATTCTGAGTTAGGATCTTTAATATTTGAATATATCTCACGAATATTCTCTATCTGATAAGACATCGTTTCCAATTAAGCTATAACTATTCTTATTATTTATATAACAAATAATTAGTTTGCTGAAATGTTAACTCCTCCACCACGTAAACCAGGATTCATACCTTTCCAATAAGCACCAGGTACACCAGATGATTTAGTTGAAGTACCTGTTAACTTTTTCCTTCTTACTTTATTTTTTTCCATTTGCTTTTGCAATGCTGTTTTGCCAGCCACTTTATCAAATGTTTTATTGGCAACAGAAGATGCGGTAAGACCACCAGCAACACCACCAATAAGAGCACCAGCAGCAGTACCAAATCCAGGTAATATTGCCGTCCCTATCGCAGCACCAAGTTTTCCACCTGCAGCAGCACCTCCAAGATAACTACCTGCTTTAGTAACACCTTTAGCAACTGATCTTCCTGTACTAGCACCTTTTGCTCTTTCAGATTTATAACCAGTTGCTATATCATCTACAGTAAATGCTGCAGTCGTAATAGGATTTGCTACTCTTCCTACACCACGTATTGCTTTTTTAGCAAATTGTTTGAAGGTTTGTTTTCCAATAGATTTACCTGCACCTTTAACTATATTTTTAGTAGATGTATTTGCCACCTTATCGAAAGGTGTTTTCGTCACTACTTCAGGAGTTATAGCTTTAGATTTTTCAAGTCCTTTGGTGAAAGCAGAAGTTTTTGGAGGAGTTGTTGTTTTTGGAGGAGTTGTTGTTTTTGGTATACTAGTCGATGTAGATTTAGGTTTGAAATCTGAAGGTTGAGTAAGTTTTATTACTCTTTTCTGTTGTGCCTTTGCTGCTTGTGCTTTGATTTCAGCACTAGTATTACTTTTCCATTTTATAGGATCAAGTAGTGGTTTTTTGGCAGTAGATGATACTGATGCTTTGGCAGTAGATGATACTGATGCCTTCCCTGTACTCTTAAAGGTTTCAGGTTTAATAACTGTTGACTTAGGAGCAGGTTTAGGTTTTTTATAATTTAATGCTTGATTAACTTTATCAGAATATGTTCCTGGTTTTGTAGAACTATCAACTGCCTTCGACATTCTAGCACTTAACTTAGCACTAGATGACTTACCACGTAAGTCGTCAATTATTTTATTTGCCTTTCCAGTTAATGCTGATTTTTGACTTTTAGAATACTTTGGCGTAACTGGTTCTGTATATTGAGCTTTATTATATTTCTTAGTATACTCAGTTGCTTTTTTTGAAACCTCAGATTGCTTTACTGCTTTAGGTTTTGAAACTTCGGGTTTACCTGATGGATTTGCTCCACTTTTCCACTCACCTTTTTTCTTCCAAGTAGATCCACTACCTTTATTATTCTTTCTACCGTCAGGTGGTCTAGAATCAATTTCTGCCTTTATCTGTGTTTCTGTTTTAGCATTAGGTCTTCTTACAGGCTCCTGCATCTTCTGACCCTTTCTAGTTGCAGGTCTAGAAAATCTATTAGATAATCTATCTCTAAAAAGAGATATCCTATTAAGC